GGCATCAGCCCCGAGGAGTTCCGCGAGGATCCGGACTTCGAGGAGGCGTACTTCCGCGGCGACTACGACGTGTCCTGCAGCGTGTGCCACGGCAAGCGCGTCGTGGAGGTCGTCGACGAGCCGCGCCTGAAGGGGCGCAAGGCGCTGCTCTGGAAGGTGATTCAAGAGCGCGAGATGGACGACGCGCGCGAGCGCAGCATGGAGCGCCAGATCATGTTCATGGAGAACGGCGGGCGCTGGTAGGTAACTTTGCTCGGTGCGGTGTCAGAGACCGCACTCGGCAGCGTTGCTGCATTGTATACAAATCCCACAACTGGAGACCACCATGAAATTCCAAATCGATCTTCCCATCCCCACCGACTACGTCGAGACCAGCCACTGCGTGCTGATCGCGTGGCGCGCGTACAAGGCCGCGGGCCTCGCCACCGAGGCGAACGTCGACGAGATCGCCGCCGCAGGCAAGGATCTGTTCGAGCGCACCTGCCGCCAGCGTGAGCGTGCGAACGCGCGCAACCTGCGCCGCAACATCCGCGAGAATGCCATCGGTGCCGATCGCGCGCGCCGCATGGGCATCTTCTGCTGGAACCCGATCGAAGGGAACCAGAACGTCGGCCGTCGCGTCGTGCTGATCGAAAGCTGGTCGCGTGACTGCGACTGCGCGGAGTCGACCAGCCTCGTGGCGTACCCGGCGACCACGCGCGCGTACGCGCACGCGTTCGACCGCATGGCCGAGGATGCCGAGGGTCCGTTCCATCTCAACATCCTCGCGCCGAGCGACGTGCCTGACGTCGAGGTCGGCGTGCGCGATCGCGCGCTCGAAGCGTTCGAGGACGGCCACCCGTGGGCGATCTACTGATGACTACCAATCCATTCAAAGACCCGTACATGCAGGGCCAGTACACGGCGGCACGCCGCGCGTACGACGTGCGGCACCCGAGCCTGTTCGTGAAGGGCAAGCGTCGCGAGCGCGGGAGCTACGGCAGTTCGTTCGCCATCGCGTTCTGGAACGGCTACGACTTCGTCACCAAGGGCATCAACGGCTTTGCCAGCCGTCAGGCCCGGCAGATGATCGGCTACGCGTGGTATCGCGCGGGCCGCGACATCGCGAAGGAAGAAGGCAAGCTCGACCACAACCAACCGGAGACCAAAGTGAACAGAGCCACAATGTATACAAAGCTGTACACCTACGATCGGAGCCCGCACGACGGGCTCGCGCTCGTGGCGACCGAGGGCTTGGCTGCACCGCACTACGTGCCGCTGGCCGACGCACCGCAGGAGGAGCGCACCGCACCGCGCACGTACCTCAAGCAGATGCACTACGTCGCCAACGCGATCCCGAACGGGCTCGTGATCACCGGGCGGCACATCAACCTCGTGCCGCTGCACTGGGCGAACCTGAAGGACTGGAACGCCGTGCGAGGTGTCGGATGAAGCGCGAACGATTCACGCGTGAGCAGGTGGGCGAGACGTTCCTGCACGCGTACGCGTACCACATGTGCGACGCCGGGCCGGGCGAGGAGTACGAGGCCCGCGAGCACGTCCTCCACGGCACCGAGCGCGAGGCGGGTGTGTTCGACCTGCCGAGCGAGGCGAAGAAGGCCGCACGCGCGGCCATGCGCACCGCGGTGAAGGAGACCGGCAGCGAGCAATGGATCTGGTGCGTCGACCGCAAGGAGCTCTGCGCGGGGCGTTTCCTCCTCAGTGGCGGGACGACAACCGTCGGCACGTCGATGTGGGGCAACACGACCGAGCGTTGGTCGAATTGCGGCGGACACGAGACGGGAGATTTCGGTGAGTGACTTCACGCTCGCGAACCACGGTTCGATCTGCATCCTCACCGCCGTCACGCCCGCCGCGCAAGCATGGGTCGACGATCACCTGCCGGAGGATCGGCAGATGTGGGGTCGGCTCGGCACGGTCGTCGAGCCGCGCTACGTTGACGCCATCGTCGAAGGCATCGTCGCCGACGGGCTGGTGATCACATGATCGCCCTGCTCGGAACCATCGTTGTCGCCGTCATCATCATCGCGGCGTTGCAGCCGCGGCACGCGTGGCGTGACGACGGCGACGTGCGCGGTGTCGTGTGGCACACGGTGCGGATCCCATCCGCGCTCGAACGCTACACGATTTTCCGCGATCGCAATTTCCTGCGCGAAGATGCGGGCGAGCAGCGACTCGCCTGCAAGATCGTGCTTCCCCCTTCCACCATCCTTCAACACTACCGGAGACCGCAATGAACACGAAGACAAACGAAAACCCTGTCGTCACCGACGCCGACCTCGAGCGCGTGCGCCTCGAGCTCAATGACCGCATCGAAAAGTTCGGCCGCAAGGCGCTGGTCATCAAGGGCCAGCGCGACCGCCTGCTCGCGACGTGCAGGGAGCTCGCATTCGTGATCGACGCCCTGTTGGTCGGCGAGCACCAGAACCCCGACGACGTGCGCCAGATCCTCGCGCGTGCGCGCATCACGCTGGAGGGAATCCAATGATGGACTTCAGCAAGGTGCCCAACGCGAATCTGACAGAGGGTCTGCGCCTGTACTTCGAGCATCACCGGCCGACCGGCGGCTTCCTGACCGCCGTGTTGGAGAACGACCTGCGCGCCGCGTGCGAGCGCGCCGACATGACCAACCGGCGCATGCTGTTCGACATCGTCTCGTGGCTCTACAACGAGGCTCCTGCGCAAGCGTGGGGCAGCAAGGAGAGAGTCGAGCGGTGGCTGGCCGGGCCCGAGGTGCCATCGTGAGCCGCGAGGATGGCTGGTTCTTCACCTTCGGCTTCGGCCACAAGACCGCCGACGGTCGCAGCCTCGCGTCCTGCTACATCGTCGTGCCGGATCCGGACTGGGGCCGCGCACGCATGGAGATGGCGCGCATGCGCGGGACCGTGTGGGCGTTCCAGTACCCGATGTCGGAACTGCAGGGGCAGGTCGATCAGTTCGGCCTGCGCGAAGTCACTGAGGAGGAACTGTGAACGTGCGAACGAATGACCGCTGCGAGTGCGGCGCGCAGATCACGACCGCCAGCCTCGACAACTGCCACTACTGCGGCCGGTACCTCTCAGAGGGCCGCAGGCGGGGCTCGCGTGCGCTGGTCAGCATGCCGGAGGCCGTCGCGTTCCTTCTCGTCGTGGGCGCGCTGTACGCGGTCTGCGTGTGGGTCGCGTGCCAGACCGACGTGAAGGTCGGCATGTGGATGGCTGTGGTCGGCGCAGCCGTCGTGCTGCTGCTGGGTTACTTTCTTGCGAGGAACGTCGAATGAGCAATATCAACTCAGTCAGAAACCCAGAAAACGCTGCCTCGTGGCGCTCGCGCCGCAGGGGTGAGGGCTGGGTGTTCGTGCAGTTCTGGGCCCGCCCACCCGTCGCCGAGAAGCTGCAGGAGCTCGTCGACCGGGCGCGTGTCGTCGTGCCCGACGCCAAGCCCAAGGAGATCCTCGAGGATCTCATCCTGCACGCAAAGTGATACGCGAACGCATCATCCTGCCAGCAGGATGACAACCATGCCCCGGTGCAACGCCGGGGCTTTCACCCCAAGACTCGGACGCAGAACAACCAAGAATTCCCTGCATCCAAGCACTCTCTCAGCGCCAACCAATCCCACACGCAAGTCAGCACGATCAGCGACAGAAACAGCAGTGTCCATCCCACCACGACGCGCATCCGATTATCCGGCTCGCTCACTTCGGCCCGACCATCATCGTCGGCGGATGCGGCAGCAACTCGCGCGTCGGTCGCCACCAGTGCAAACAGTACTTGTGGAAATTTACATGCTCGCTCGCCGGGACGTGGTACTGCACCGCGTACTCGTCGGGCTGGAAGATGATCTTCGCGACCTGCTCCATCTCGCGGTACGTCGGCACGCGGTCGACGCGCGACACGCTGACGTGGTCCCAGCCGCCGCCATCGCTGCAGATCACGCGCAGTGTCTTGCCGTCTTCGCACGACATGAAGTTGAACATGCCGTTGCCGTGATCGCCGTTCCTGCCGTAGATCTTGAGCTCGTTCTCGACGTCGCGCGACAGGCCAAAGTCATTCAGATTTTTCATCGGTTTTTCGTCTCCACGCCTTTCGGCCTTTTGGTGTGTCGGATGCCATCACCGACAACTCTTCTGCGGTGTACCAAATTTTTACGTACTCAAAGCCCAGCTTGCGCATGCTGTTGCCGACGCGAAGCTGCTCCATGCGCCCGTACTTGCCGACCTCGATCTTCAGCGCGCCCGACAGGATCTCGCTGGTCTGGAAGTTTTTCTTCTGCCTCTGATCAGGATCGCGGAGCCAGTCACCGATCACGTTCGTCCACTCGTCGCGGACCATGTACGCCTCGGTCGCCTGCGCGGCGAGCTCGCGAAGCTTGTCGTCCTCGGTCCACCAATTCTCGCCTGCGCGGTAGCGCACGACGGCCTCGGCCCACAGTTGGTCGCGGTCGCGACGCAGTGCTTCCAGATCGATCTGCTCGCACACCGGCACCGGCCAGAACCGGACGTTGCCGGTGACGTCGGAAAACACTTCGTCGGGATTGCTCGTGCCGCAGAAAACGCAACAGCGCGGAATTGTTTGCACGCGCCGCGCGTACGCCGGGCGGTACGTGTCATCGTTGGTCGACAGGAACGACTTGATTCCTTCGAGGGCTTCGGCGCGGCGCACCGTCGCGAGCTCGGCCATCTCGATGATCCAAGCCTTCGAGCACTGCTCGATGGCCCTCGTGCTGTCGCCGGTCATGCTGCCGTGCTGCACGGCGTACCACGGTCCACCGAGGATCCGGAACGCTTCGCTCTTGCCTGAGTCCTGCTTCCCGAACAGGATCAGGCAGGTCTTCACCTGCGCGCCGGGATGGATCGCACGCGCGACCGCGGAGATCAGCCACGCCTTGCCGACGAAGACCGTGAATTCGGTGCGCGCCGTGCCGCAGTAATTGAGCAGCCAGTCATCGATCCGCTTGACGCCGTCCCACTTCAGCGAGGTGAGGTAGTCGCGCACCGGGTGGAACGAGTTGCGATGCGCGACGACGTCGACGGCCTCGCTGATCAGCCCGGCGAAGTGCAGCCCGGCGCGGTCGTACCAGCAGGCGAGCTCGGTGTCGTGGTGATCGGCCCACTCGAGCGGCTGGTCACCCCACGGCGTCGGGCGCGCCGTCGTGATGCATTGCCGGAGCTCGTCCCACGCGAGCAGCCCTTTCCACTCCTCGGCGTACTCGAGCGGCACGGTGGCATTCTCGGGGCAGCGCAGCGGCGTCTGCTTGCCGTCTTTCTTGTTCGTCGACAGGATCAGCTTCTCGCGCCAGTCGGCCAGATCCCAGTTCTTGACCTTGGGTGACGTGCGGGTCTGCTTGCGCGGCGGCGCGCGGCTCGGCACGAGGGCAAGCATGCCCGGCACCGTCGCGTCCGGCGCGATCAGGCCCGCGCGCACGGGCTCGTCGCCGTAGTCGTGCTTGTGCAGCCGGGCCACCCCTGCGATGGGCTCATTGAGCCAGTGGTCGAGCCGGGCACCGTCCCAGCCATCGTCCTCGACCGCGTCAGCGATGTCCCAGCCCTCGGGCATGTCGTCGGTGTCGATCAGCCAGACCTCGCTGGCGACGCCCCGCAGGCGCAGCAGGAGCTCGTCACGGGCCTGCCTGCCCGCCTTGTCGGGGTCAGGGCAGAGGAAGACGCGCCGCCCCTGCAGCGGGCTGAAATCAGCGTAGGCCACGCCGCCAGCGCCCGCGGGCCACGACGCGGCGACCCAGCGGCTCCCGCCGATCTGTCCGCCTGCGTCGGCAGCCTTCTCGCCCTCGAACAGGCAGACCACCGCGTCGGGCTGCTGCGTGAGGTTGTGCAGGTTGTAGAGCGGGCGCGGCGTCTGCCACTGCAGGCGCTTCCAGCCATCCTTCGCGTACGTCCATGCGCGGTAGCTCTTCACGAGATCGCCCTCGGCGTTCCACCACTCGTAGCGCGCGACGTAGAACAGCACCTCGCGCCCGGTGCCGTAGTACGTCCAGACCTGCTTGAGCGCCCACGAGTGGCCCTCGCTCGGCGGGAGTGTCATGTCCTTCGGTTCGAGATCCTCCACCGGCGGCGCGAAGCAGATGCGCTCCGGCTGCGCGGGCACTTGGCGCGGGTACGCGATGCGCGGTCGCGAGTTGTCCTTGTCCGGCTTGCCGCCGATGATGTCGAGCGCCCGCTGAAACGAGCAGTCCTCGATGCGGCGCACGAACGCGATCACGTCGCCGCCGACCGCGCAGGAGTGGCAGTAGAACATCTCCTTGTGCGGCACGACCGACATGCTCGGATTGCGGTCTTCGTGGAACGGGCACAGCCCTTTGAATTCGCGCCCGTGTTTGCGTAGTTCGACGTAGCGCCCGATGACGTCAACGATGCTGACGGCGGCTTTGAAGCCAACCGGAGTTGCCATGAGAGTCTCCCCGCGTGCTGCAGCTACTGCCGCGCTCGCGTCTTGTTTTGTCTGCCTGCCATGACGTGCATGGCCCACCGCTCCGGCTTCGGATATTTTCTCGCGACGCCGATGCGGACCAGTTCCTCCAATGATTTTGCGCGACCGCGTTCGCGGTCAAATTTTTTGCCGTAGCGGGACTGGGCCAGCATCTCCTTGTTGAGCTCCTGCAGTTCGCCGTCGACCTTCTTCGGCTCGACGCGCGGAACGCCGCCGACGACGATCGCGCCGCAGCCGGGGCAGATGCGGAAGGGCTTGCCGAACGTGCCAAAGCAAATTTTGCACATGTATACCGGGAGCGGCTTGTACTTCGCGCGCTTGCCGTCGAGTGACCACGGTCGCGGCTCGTCGGGCATGCCGTGCCGCAGGGTGTTGCCGACGTGGTCGAGATAAATTCCATGAGTCTTGCCGGGTGCGGGACGCAGCATCCTTCCGATGTACTGGAGGAAGAACGTCAGCGAGTCGGTGGGGCGCAAATCGATGAGGGATTGTACGCCGGGAATGTCGATCCCTTCGCCAAATAAATCCACGTTGCACAGGTGCGAGATCTCGCCGCGGCGGAAGTCGTTGAAAACCCTGCGGCGCTCGCCATCGGAGGTCTTGGCGTCCAGATGAACGGCCACGAATCCCGCGGCCTTGAACGCCTCGGCGGTGTGGAAGCTGGCCTCGACGCCGACCGAGCGGATCAGGCAGCGCGTGCCCATCGCGTGCCGCTTGTATTCGGCGATCGCATCGCCGAGGATGGTCGACTTTGCCACGCGCTCGGCGACCTGATGCTTGTTGAAGTCGCCGCCCTGATGCTTGAGGTGCGTCAGATCCAGATCCTTCGTCGGCGGCGCGAAGATCCGGAAGTCGGCGAGGTAGCCGTTGTTGATCAGCCAGCGCATCGGTGGCCCCTCGATAATCTCATCGAAGTGCTCGCCGAGGCCGCGGCCGTCCAACCGTTGCGGTGTCGCGGTCAACCCGACGTAGAACGCGTCAGGGAACAACTCGCGCAGGTGCGCCCACTTCGGCGCGACGCAATGGTGCGCCTCGTCGGGAATGATCACGCGCGGCTTGGCGAGGTACTGCATGCGCCGCGGCAGCGAGTCGATCAGCACGATCTGCAGCGACCGGCTGCCTTCGAGGTCGTAACCGCGCGCGACGATGCCGACGTCGAGCCCGGCGTTGGCGAATGCCTTGGCGGCTTGGTCGAGAAGTTCGCGCCGATGCACGACGAACCACATCGGCGCGAACCCTTTCCTGATTGACGTTTTGCACATCTTTGTCGCGATGACCGTCTTGCCGCCGCCAGTCGACAGGACGATCAACGGACGCATCACCTTGCGGCGCATGCTCGCCCGCACGCGCTCAAGCTGCTCCTCTTGGTGCGGGTAGAGCTCGATCATTGGTCGACCGGGGGCGGCATCCCTGCGACCAGAAAGCAAACGGTCTCCTTGTCGTCTGGCGTCGCCATCCTGATCTTGGTGTCGAAGTCGTACGCGACGACCCTCCACCGCCGACGGTTGGAGATCTGCGCGGTCGGGTTGAGGAACTTGCGCGCGGCAGCGATCACGTCGGCGTGGGCACCATGCACCTCGACATCGGTGTGGTGCCGCAACTCGCGCAGCAACTGCGAGAACGCGCACGTCGCGAACGTCATCACGTCGAGCTTCGGGTTTTGCGTCAACTGCAGGTCGGTCAGTTCGGTGACGCTCGAGAGGATCTCGTGCAGTTGCTGCGAGGAGATGTTGACTCCGCTCATTCCGGATCACCCACCGCCAGCTTGAGTTGCTCCGGCGGGCCGGGCTGCTTGGTCGCGTCGAAGATCTGCTCGGGCTTCAAGCCGATCGCCTCACGGGCATGCAGGGGCCGCACCTCGAAGCGGTAGTACTTCGCGAAGTTCTCGGCCTGCGAGCGGCCATTCGCGATGACGTAGATCACGTCGCCGCTGATGCGATCGCGCACCTTGTAGGGCAGGGGTTCCCGCGGCTCGCGCTTCTTGGCGACGGGCGCAGGCGGGGGTGTGGGCGTCAGGACGGGAGTCGTGGCGGTCTTCTTCTTGCGGGCGTTATCGTTCATTTGTGGATTCCTGTACTTTTTCAGTTCGGTGGCTCCGGCCTCGATCATTCGTTCGAGGGCTGCGGAGTGTTCGGGTTTCTTGATGCAGTGTTCACAGCAGAGAACTTCGTGTCGTCCGTACCCTCCTTCTGGGTTGATGGTGTAGTAGCCGTCGCAGGGGTCGATAAAATGCATGCCGTAGCCGCAGAAGCGGATGTAGTCACCGCGCGCGTGGACGTTCACTCGGCGTGCCCGATCAGCTTGTGGTAGTCCTCGATGCACTCGACGCTCCCCGCGATGCCGCCGGAGTCGCGCACGAACTGCAGGTATTTTTGCTGATCCTCCCAGCGTTGTTTTTCCTTCTTGTTGCGCGGGCGAAAGCCGAGGCGCTTGCACTCGATGGCGGTGAAGACGGGCACGATCTCGTCGACTCTGAAGAGTTGCCGGTAGCACCTGCGAGTGAAGCCGATCATGTCCGCGCCGCCCTTGCCGCCGACGCCGTACGGCACCGTGTATACATTTCCACTCTCGGCCGTGTACTTCGCCATGCCGATGTTGTTGCGCCAGAGCCGATTGCCGAGCCGCGTGGCCTCGACCATCAGTTCGCCGTAGAGATCAACTTCCACCGGCGGCGACCTGCGGCTGCTTGCGTTTCGCTTTTTCCAGCTTGCAGACCTCGATCAGCTTCATGCCGGTGTCCCACGCTGGCATGACGCCGCCCTTGATGCGGTGGATCGTTGGCTGGGTGACGCCGACGGCGTCGGCGATGTCCTCCTGCCTCCAGCCGCGTGCGAGGAGGGACAGGACTGCGAATTGTGGGGTCATGGGGCGCTTTGCCTCCGTTGGCGAGATGCCCGCGAGGATACGGCAGTGATCTGTGCCTTTCAATGAGTATTGACCACTTGTATCCCCTCGCGTATTCTGGCGAGTGCAAGAAACCGCCCACTCACCCCCAAAGGAAACCCCATGAGAATCACCGCGCCCGGCATCTACGACATGCCGTTTTCTGAGTACCTCGCGGATCCCTGCGAGAACCCCTCGCTGTCCTCCTCGATTGGACACAGGATGCTCACAGCTTCTCCACTGCACGCTTGGCAGGAGCACCCCCGCCTCGGCGCGCTCGGCACCTTCGAGGCGAACGAAGCCGACATCGGATCCGCCGCGCACGACCTGTTCCTGCACGGCGAGGAACGCATCGTCGTCGTCGACGCCGACAGTTGGCGCACGAACAAAGCAAAGGACGAGCGCGACGCCGCGCGTGCGGCAGGCAAGATCCCGATGCTCGCGATCAAGATGCCTGCGGTCAACGCGATGGCTCTGCGTGCGCACCGCTTCATCGAGCAGTCTCAGTTCGACGGCATCTTCGAGCGCGGCGCGGCCGAGCGCACGATCGTGTGGAAGGAAACCGGCCCCGACGTCAAGCACGACATCTACTGCCGCGCGCGTCCGGACTTTATGACGCACGACTACGACCTGATCCTGCACTACAAGACGACGAGCGCGAGCGCGCGCGCCGACAAGTTCATCCGCGGCATCATGCAGAACATGGGCTACGGTTTCAGCCTGCGCTTCTACGCGCGCGGCCTGTCGCAGATCATCCAGCCCACGCCGCACACCCACCACCTGATGCTCGTGCAGGAGCAGGACGCGCCGTACGCCTGCACGCTGATCGGCCTGACGCCAGCGAAGGCGCAGATCGAGGACGACCGCGTGAAGGTCGCGATCAACAAGTGGCAGCACTGCATCGCGGACGACCACTGGCCGGACTACGATCACCGGATCCACTACGCCGAGCCCACGCCGTGGGAACTCGCGGAGGCCGAGGGCGAGATGCTGGCTACACAGGAAGAACTGCCATGACGTGGATAATCGGCTTCATCCTCGTCGCTCTGAAACTCGCGGGCGTGATCCACTGGGACTGGATCTGGGTCACGCTGCCGCTGTGGATCGACTTCGCGTTCGCCGCCGCCGTGTACTTGCTCAGTGAAATCCAGAAAGACTGGAGCGGCAAATGAAGACGACTCTTGGTGTCATTGGTGCCATCCTCATGGGGGTCGGGATCCTCGGGATGTTTGGATTCCACTTGTATACAGCGTGGCTGGCGAACAAGGAGTTCGGTGCCTTCTGGGGCTTCATCGTGTTCTCGTCGCCGCCGTTCGCTGACCTGTACTGGATCGGGCACATGATCATGCGCGACGGGCTGATCAGCTTCTACACCGAATGCCTTGCGGGAATCGTCGGTGCCTTGAGCCTCGGCCAGTACCTGTGCGGGGAGGAGGCATGAGCGAGCCGATCGAAGACTACCTGCGCGACAACATCGCGACGCACGTTCTCGCCTCGCTCATCGCGAACTACGGCGAGTTCGGAGCGCCCTCCGACTCGCACAACTTCCGCGACGCCGCGGTGATCATGAGCGAGATGTCGTACTTCGCCGCCGACTGCATGCTGGCGGAGCGGAAGAAACCGACGATGCTGGAGAAGCCATGAACGACGAAAAGCCAGACGTGTTGAAGGACGAATACCTCTCGCCCGAGGGCGTGGAGGAGCGCATCGTCGATCAGCGCACGTACACGATCACGCTGACCGGCGGCGGCAAGTTCCGGCTCTACTTTGAAGAGAAGGGCGAGCGCCGTCACTCGGTCAACGTCTTCGAGACCATCGAGGAGGCGCGCGAGCGCCTCGGCTACCTGATGAACATGCAGGGCGCGATGATCATCAAGCCGCAGATGGTGATCAGCACGATCCTGCGCGACTTCTTCAGCGGTGGAGAAAAGCCATGACATTCGAGTTCAGACCAGCAACACGAGAGTCGGTGGGCCTGCTCGTCGGGCTCGCCGGTGGCACCGGATCCGGCAAGACCTACAGCGCGATGCGCCTCGCCACCGGCATCTGCCGCGCGCTGGGCAAGCCCAAGTTCGCGGTCATCGACACCGAGGCGCGCCGGGCGCTGCACTACGCCGACCGCTTCACGTTCGACCATGGCGAGCTCAAGGGGCCGTTTACCCCCGAGCGTTACACCGAGGCGATCGTCGCGGCCGACGACGCGGGCTACCCGGTGATCCTCACCGACTCCACCTCGCATGTGTGGGCGGGCGACGGCGGCGTGCTGGAGCAGCAGGAAGACGAGATCGACCGCATGGCGGGCACCGACTGGAAAAAGCGCGACCTGTTCAAAATGGCGTCGTGGATCAAGCCGAAAGGCGCGCACAAGAAAATGGTGAACCGGCTGCTGCAGGTTCGCGCGCATTTGATCCTGTGCTTCCGCGCCGAGCCGAAGATCGAGATGGTCAAGGATCCGCAGAGCGGCAAGATGGTCGTGACCGCGAAGCAGAGCCTGACCGGCCTCGACGGCTGGATCCCGATCAGCGAAAAGAACCTGCCGTTCGAGCTCACGGTGTCGTTCCTGATGATGGCGCAGAACCCCGGCGTGGGCCTGCCGATCAAGTTGCAGGAACAGCATCGCCCGATGTTCCCGACCGGCGCGCTGATCGATGAGGAGTGCGGCGTGCGCCTCGCGCAGTGGGCCGAGGGAGCCACGCCGAGCACGCCCGCGTCGCCGCAGGGGCCAGTCGACAGCGCGTCCGGCGCGGCAGTGAACCCGGTCATCGCGCGCCTCGAAGCCGCCGCGAAGATCAGCATGGCGAGCCTGCTCACGGCGTGGCAGTCGCTCACCGAGGAGGAGCGCAACGAGGCCAGCCCGCAATTCGGTCGCATCAAGCGCGGCGCGAAGAGGTCAGCATGAAATTTCCCACGGTCTTCGTAACCGACGAGATGAGAATGCAGGCGCTGGAGCGGTCGAGGCTGCCGTTCCGCCGCCCGGTTTTCGGGAAGGAGGGATTCCGGACCGAGATCGGGTTCCTCGGCGAACTGGCGGCAGAGAGCGCCATGACCAAGTTGAAAATTCCCTTTGTACACATCGGAGGCAGGACGCACGACTACCAGATCCTCGGACACAAGTTCGAGGTCAAGACGCAGAATTGCTCGACCTACCCGCAGCCGCATTACGACTGCGACGTGGCGGATCACAACTACGAGAAGCAGGTCGTCAACTACATCTTCACGCGCGCACGCAGCGAAGGCCATGTCGCGTTCGAGTCGTACCACACCGTGTACATCGTCGGCTGCTGCACGCGGCTCATGTTCGAGGAGCACTGCGCGCATAAACGCCAAGACGAGATCAGCAACAAGCTGAAGTTCCACAACCCCTGCCGAACGATCGAGATCAAACGCCTCAAGCCGCTGCACCTTCTACCGACGCTACTGGAGGAACCATGCAACAGATCATCGCTCTGAGCCCCACCGACCTCGCGCCCGCGCAGCAATCGCTGGTCGCGTGGTTCGAGCAACGCATCGAGTTCTGGATCGCGCAGCGCGCGGAGGCGCAGGAGTGCTACGACCACACCCAGAGCTACGAGTGGAAGG